TTCACATCCTTGTCGAGCCGCAATTCGCGGCGGGCCACGTTGTCATGAGCAGGAACGGGCAGGCCAATGTGGATGCAGCCACGCTCAATGATGAGTTGGTCGATGTCTTCCAAGAAGTCCAGATCAGCAACCAGCGCATCGAAGGCCTCACGCAGCGTCAGACCCCCAGGAATGGCATCAGCAGCCAGCCCCAGCAGGTGGGCACTGGTTTCCTTGCTACCCACGGCAGCGTTCAGCTTGGGCCCTCGGTAGGCGCAGGACACCCGCACAAAGCATTCGTGCCCCAGCTTCTTAGCCCAGATGGCACGGGCCTGCTCCAGCTTCTCTGCAACTCTCAGCAGGTTCCCGGCGACCTCAGTAGGCGGATCATTCGGGATGCCATCCTTGGAGCGTGTAAGCTCCTCAACGGTGAAATGATCGGTCAGCGGAGTCGCCATACCTAACGGTGGTTCCGCATGAAGAAAGGGGCCACAAGAGCCCCTTCCGAATCTTCCTTTTCTTCTCTTTGGCGTCTGTTTTTCTTCAGCCAGCCGCAGGCAATGGTTCATCGCGTTGGATCAGGCGCTGAATCGCAGGCGCCCACCAGCGACGATGACCACCGCCAACACGCCGTGACTGAATGACCCCGTCGAACTTCTCGCGGAAGTGCTGGGGCGTGTATCCAAGCATGGCCGCGGCCTTGCCGGTGCTGATCCACTCTTGTTCCATGGGTTCACGCATCAGTCCCTCCCGTCGAAAGGGTCATATTCCATTTGGGCGAAGACCTGGCGCGGGGCCAGGGATGGGTGCAGGCCAGCCAAAGAGCCGGGCATGTCAGGCCATGCGAAGGTGAGCGCCAGAGCGTCCCCAAGGTCAGGGGAGCGCCCGATGCGCTTCTTGACCTGGTCCTTGTCCTCCAGCAGGAACTTGCCATTGGCGAAGGTGTAGGTGGGCGCCGTGAGCTCGGCAACCATCTCGGGAATGTTGGGAAGGCATCCGCCGCGCTTGATCCATTCGGCCATCTGCATCCACATTTCCACGCGCTTGTTCGCATAGCGGGGATCGATGGCAGGGGCATGGAACTGGATGCCCACGGGGGACTGGCCCGCGGCGAGAAGGTTGTCGATGACCCCGTGCCCCCAGTGGCCGGTGTCGTCCACGAATTCCATTTCAGATCCCCAGGAGGCCTTGACCTGGGCAACTCGGGCCGCGATGTCCGTTGTCCGGTTGTGGCGCATGACCTCAGGCCGGAAGGAGGCCAGGCCCTGGCGCCCGAAGATCACCGATCGGTCATCTCCGAATCGGGCAACGTCGATCCCAAGGCGCTTCTGGGCCCAGGCGTAGGCATCGGGGCGAATGGTGCGGTTCATGGCCGCTTCCACCTCGTCCACGGTCAGGATGCTATTCAGGCTTCCCGGGGGGAACTGGCCCAGGATGAAGGCCATCACCCAGGGATTGTCCCGACCGTAGGTTGCGATCTGCTGGCGGGCCCATTCGATGTCAATGCGGGGTGACCGGTCCGGGTCCTCAGGGTCCCCGGTGATGGAGATCACCCACCACTGGTTCCGCAGGGTGGTGGAAACGTGGTGCAGCAGCCCGGAGCTCGAGGTGGGGTTTCCCGCCGTTGAGATCAGGCCATCCTCGCAGGAGGTCAGGCCCTGCTCGGCAGACCGGACCATCTGAGTGGCCATGTCCCCGGATTCGTCGATCAGGTAGAAGGGAAACGGACTGTGCAGGCCCGACAGGGTGCGGCCCACGGCATCCTGATCCGCTGTCTTGGGGAAGGACCGGGCCGACAGGAACCAGGTCTCGGGGTGATCCTTGGCGAAGATCCGGCTCCCCGTCCACTCGAAGGCCCGCTGCAGGAACTCAGAACGGTTTTGCCACTTCGCCAGTTCTGCCCAAAGGTTGTCCCGCAGGTTCTCCGCTGTCATCGACACCGCGGCGCCCTTCGGGTGTTCTCCCTTCCCCGCGTAGCAGGTGAGCCGGTGCCAGCCCTGCCAGGCCAGGATGGTGGACTTCCCGGGGCCCGCGCAGGCCTTCATGGCAATTCGCTTTCGGCCAGGCTTCCCGGATTGCTCCAGCACCTTGGCCTGCCACGCATCCGGGGTAGCCCCAAAAACGTCATAGACGAACTTGCAGGGGTTGGCCCGCCATTCCCGGATGCGCTCGGTTGCCCGGCTGGCCGTGCTATTCGCCATGGGTTTCCCCAGTCACCAGGGATTCAAGGCTGTTGGTCGTATCGCCCTTGCCCTTGTTGGCCGTCATCATGGCCATTCCGAGTGATCCTGCCCGGTTGGCAGTCTCGACCAGAGCAGCTACGGGCTTCAGATCCTCCGCCATGAGGAAGCCTTCCTGGTCCGCACGCTGAGCAATCCGAACAGTGAACCTTTCGGCCAAGTCGGAAAGTCGTTCGGAAACTCTAGCTCCATTCGCTGCTGACTTTGCGAGAGAACTTCCGATGCCTTTCAGTTGGTCAGCGAGGCTTCTAACCGACATTGCGTCGGAAACTGGCAATTTTTCAACGCGTAATTCTGCAAGAGCTAATTCCTGTGCGGCTTCCCGTATTTCCGTCACCCTGTCGGAAAACCGTTCCACGATGGTCGATCTTCCGACCTTGAACTCCTTGGCCAGGTCATTGGGCTTTTCGCCTGCAGCAAGGCGACGACCGATCTCTGCCCATTGGCGGTCACTGAGCTTGGAGGGCCTACCCACTACGCCACCCCCTCAAGACCGAAATCAGCGCAAACCATGTGCGGGAACTCCAGCCAGTCCGAGAACTCCTTCTTCCTGAAGTCCCTGGTCCGGGCCCCCAGCAGGACCATGCCCCCGTCATAGCCCTGGGCCACCCGCATGGATTCCCGCTTGAAGGCCGCGGTGAGGATGACCTTCCACTCGTCTGGCGTCAGGGTTTCCATGACCCCGTTCACCGGCCATTGCCGGGATTTGGAGATCATGGTGAGCAGGGGCCACTGAGCACTGTTCTGCTCAAGGGTGCGGGTGGGCTCCTGGATGGTCACACACCAACCGTCAGGGGCCTCCTGGATGGCCTTGATGCACAGTCGCCGGGATGGGTGGGGGGATGGCTGGAGGGTAAAGGGAATCTTGGTCCTCATGATGCCAACTCCCGGCAGGCACAGCGCACCTTGTAGGCCTCGAGGTGGTCAGGATCGAGGAAGGGCATCTCTGGAAGCTGGTGATGCTCCATTCCCGCTTCGAACATGAGCCTGCGCCATGCGCCCATCTCGTTCCGATGCAGGGCGTCCATGATCAGGTTCTGACGTTCCCAGGTCTCGATGAGGTTGTAGAGCTTCAGGCAGCGCTTCACGCCGATGGCAATGGCTGAATTCGAGGGCATCATGCGACAACCTTCAGCAGCCCTTCCTGGAGCAGCCAGAGTGTGGACTGCCAGCAGGCCTCGAGGAACATCGCGTCCCGGTCCTCCCGAGGCATCTCACCCTGGCGACGGTCCAGCAGGTCATGGCAGGTTGGGCAGAGGTAGGCCACCAGGTCGTGAGCCTTGATCCCCGTTCCTTTGCCGTGGCGCTGGGAATTGGAATGGCAGGCCACCACCTGGCCACGGTTCCAGGCCTTGCAGTGCATGCAGTGGGGGGCCCGTTCCGCCAGGTGGAGCAGCCTTGGGCTTCGGAACATCTTGGTCATCACTCCCCCAGTTCCGGGAAACGGCTTGAGGTTTGGCGAGAATCTGTCTCTTGGTAGTCCTGTTCGAAGCGGTTGAGGGCCGGGTTGAACTTCATCCGGACCTTCCCCCAGCGTTCTCCGCCCCGGTTCTTGGCTATCCGGCAGTTCACGATCCGGTCACCCGTGGGTTCGAACTTGGCCTTGTCGTTCCACATGAGCAGGGCAATGTCCACATCCCGCTCAATCTGGCCTGACCCCAGGAAGTTCTGCAGGGTAGGTTCCTTGGCCTCTTCGACTTCCCGGTTGAACTGGGAAAGCATCAGGACGTTGATTTTCAGGCGCTGGGCCAGCCGCTTGGCTGACTTGGTGATCTCCCCGATTCGGGAGGCCTCAGACTCCTGGCGCCGCCCACGGGTTTCTGGGGCCTCGAGCAGCTGCAGGTAATCCACCACCGCCAGAGACAGGGGAGAGCGCCGATGTTCCCGGACGATGGAAGCCTCGATAGCCGTCCAGGAGTCCCCAGCGCAACCGTGAAGGCCTACCAGGTTGCGCCTGACGGCCTCCAGGATCGCCCGATCCTCCCGCCCGGGCCTCGGAGTCCCACGGAGGGCGTGAAGGCTGTTCACACCGCACCCACAGGCCACGATTCGGGCAGCAATCTCGTCATCGTCCATCTCGAGGGAACCCATGGCCGTCCGCTTGCCGGCCGTCGCCGTCCTCACCACCGCCTGCAGGGCCAGGGCAGTCTTGCCCGCGGAAGGCAGCCCGCCCAGCACGATCAGGCGCCCAGGGTTGGCCATGATGGTCTGGTCGATCCCAGGGATTCCGAACCTGACCAGGTTCTCCCGGGACTCAGGCGGAAGGATGGGCGCCCCGCTCAGGAAGGCCTCGAACTGCCTGGCGTAGTCCGTCCCGGCCCGAAGCTTGGAGGTTCCCGCCGCGGCAACTCTGGCGCTCAGGTCTTCGAAGTTGGTCTCGACGGTCTTCAGATCATCGCTCAGGCAGGATTCAACCATCCCTTGGCAGGAGTGGGAGATCATCCGGCGCTTGTAGGCCTCGGCGACAGCGGCCACCCGGGGCCGAAGGTCGGAGAAGCTGGCGTATTCCGAGGCGTGGAAGTATTCATCCAGGGTATGAAAGTCGTGCTCATGGGCTCCCAGCTTGGCCATGGCCTTGCGCAGCACCCAGGAATCAATCAGCCCACCCCCGGACACCACGGCCTGAATGGCCCCCCAGATCACCCGGTTAGGCGGGAACAGAAAGGCATCGGGATCCAGGGCTGAAACATGGTTCGGAAGGTCCAAGTCCGTCCGTTGACCAAGAACGCCCTTGATCAGGTTGGCCTCGTCTTGAATTGCGAGCTCGTTTGCGCTCATGCCGCACCCGCTTGGATCTCGGACTGGGATTCGGCCAGCAGGGCCCGCAGGGTGTCACCCCAGGCGATGGCATGGTGAGCCGCTTCGATCTGCTCAGGAGTCAGAAGGCCCTCGGAGATAGCGAAATCCACCTGTTCGCGCAGACCGGCCATCTCGGAATCGAGGCTCAGGACATCCAGCACGTGGACCTTGAGCGCGTCCATGTCGCCCTTGCTGGAAGACAGCGCCCACTGGCGATGACGGTTGCGGGCATCCCGCAAATCCACGTAGAGCGCCCGGGCTTCTTGGGAGTCAGGAAGCACTTTCCACCTCCTGCTCCGCCGTGCGCTTCTTCACCGACAGGACCAGCGCATCCACAAAATCCGCCGAGTTGATCAGCGTGGGCAGCATGGGCCCGGACAGTTGGACGCCCTGCTCTGCCTTGCGCCGCTTCGAGGATTCCCAGGCCTGGATGGCCGTCAACATGTCCCCGTGGGTCACTGGGATTCCCTGCACCCGGGCCTGGATTCGCTTCTCCCAGGCCTTCCACGTGGCCTCCAGGGTTCCCGTGCCAGATGCCACGAAACGCTTGTCCGCTGGGAACTGGTCTGCGATCTCCGGGGTTTTCATCCAGGAAAGCAAAGCCCTCCACTGGGACACGGCTTGGCGCAGTTCCTCCGGGTAGTTCCCCAGGTCTTCGCCTTTCGCCCCCTTCGCCTTCCCCTGGCCCGCAAGGGGTAGGGGTTTATTCTGTTCCTGTTTCTGTTCCTGTACCTGTTCCTGGTTAAGAAAGGGTTCAGCAACGGTTCCAGAAGGGTTTGATTCGGGCTCGATTTCGATTCCAAGGTATTCCCCGCGAACCCGCATGAAATCTGACTTCCAGGCACATTCTCCCGGGATCATCCCTGCGATTTTCGCAGCAGACTTCCTTTGGTTCGGGTTTTCAGGAGGGTTCCAGTCCAGGTGTTTGCGAATCCACACCCATTTCGTGGTTTCGCAACGGTTGGAGAAACCCTTATGGAACAGTTCCGCAAACCCTTTCGAAACCCTTGCAGAAGTCCATCCCAAGTCTTCCGAAACATACCCATCTGGCAATCGGAACACTCCGGCGATGGTGCTGTGAGAGCAGGTCATCAGGTAGAGGGCCAACACCTTCCCGTCATCACTGAGGGTTCCAGTGGTTGGGCTGCTCCAGAAGGAACTGTGCACTTTCCCGTAGTCGCGCATCAGCCCACCTCGCCATTGTTCTGCGCCCACTCAGGACGCATCCATGGTTTACCGATTCTGTGATCAATACATTCCGGACCCTTTGCGCTGTTGCACCGCCCGCAAAGAGGCTGAATATTCCGAATTGAGTCACTGCCGCCCATGAAGATTGGGACTATGTGGTCCTTGCAGCAGAAACCTACCGCACCGCACCTACAGCACGTTTTTGCGGAAGCTTCGAGCATTTCTTCCCAATCTTCTTTGGTATGTGTTCCCTTTTTCCTGGCATCACGAATCCGTTCCAAACGTAGGTTTCGAGCCTTGTCTAGCTTCAATTGGTCGGCCCATCCTTTTGCGGGTGCCATCAGCCCACCTCGTCCAGACTTGGAGCCGCCTGCTGAATCTCATGGGCCCTGAACAGGCACGACTTGGCCGCCAGCAGATAGGCAGCGGCCTTCTCGACCTCTTCCTTGGCCTTGGGCGGGCAATCCTGCTTGCAGAGATCCACGGCCATCCTGGCCGCTTCCGTGGCGTATTCCTTGAAGGTGGTCATCAGGCCACCTCTTCCAGAATCAGCAGCGTGTGGGCCCCTGCCCTGGATGACTTCACCTGCTTGGCATGAAGCTCCAGAAATTCGGGCCGATCATCCACCAGCAGGCCCAACTGCACCAGGTTGTCGATGATGCCCTTGGCGCCTCCGATGAGGTTCTGTTCGTCCAGCAGTCCCGAGGAATGCCGCTCAATGGTCAGCCGACGCTTGCCCGTGGCCTTGGGGACTTCCAGGAAGCCCTTGGCGCAGCGGATGAGCATCTTCCAGGCATCCTTGCTGGCATGGGCCTTCCGCCAGTGGGAGAACGCGAAGGCATTCTGAGAGGGTGAGGCCTTATCAATGCGAAGGGTCCACATCACATCCCCCCGCCGCAGGTGATGAAGGCAAGAAGCATGACCACGGCCAAAATCAGCACAACTTTCCAGGCCCTAATGGGCTCCGGAGGATTGCAGACCGGGCACTGCTCGAAATGAACTCCCGGGCCCAGGTCGCAGTCCATGCGCTGCATTTCCACGATCCCCGTTCCTCGGCACAACCCACAGTCACGCATGGGACACCTCGGAAGGCTCGAAGCTCTTGATGAGGCCCTGCACCTTGGCCATGGCCTTGCGGTGGTATTCCATGGCCGAAGCGGTTCCGGGCTTGCCAAGCAGGCAATCGTTTGCGTCGGCGATGAGTTGGCGAAGCTCGATCAAAGACTGAAGCGGGTTCATGCGATCCTCCGGCGCTGGAGTGCACGGCTCAGGGTCCAGTCACGCGTGGACTCACAAAAGCGCTTGACCAAGTGCGCGGGGATGGTGAACCCGCATTTCAGGCTCAGGTAATGGCTCAGCACCGGTTCAGGAACGCCCAAATCAATGGCGATCATCTTCTTGGTGACGCCGTAGAGCACCCTGGCCCTAACGATGGCTTCGGCCATCAATTGCTTGATTTCAAGTGCTTCTGAGTTGCACGGGTGGGACTGATAGAAGACCTTTACGTTCATGAGCAATCCATCAAATTCAATGGTTGATTGGGGATGCCCACCCAGCGCCGAGGGCAGTCGGAACTGGGTGGACGTTTTCCAGACGCTTCGGCAGCTCCAACTCATGGGGCCCGCTCAGGTGCGCCTGGCGCTTAAACATCGGGCCACCCCTCCAAGATTCGGAGGCATGGCCCGGGTGATTCCGTTCAATCGACATCACGCCGCAATCACGGGTTCAATGGAGGGTGTATGAATGCGCTTGGGTTCACGTGTGAACACCACAAGCTCGCCCCACCGTTCAGGAGTCCCGTAGGCCGTAGCGATGTCCCTGGCCGTGCCGGGAGAACACCGCCGACCCTTCAGTGCATTGATGACAGTCGGCTTCGAAAGGCCCGTAGCTCGGATGATCCGAGCTTTAGTGCCATGTGGTGCTTGGTTGATGAGGGTGCGAAGATCGCTCATACCCCAAATAGTAAAGACATTCTTTACCGTGTCAAGAGAACCAGCGCTCGATTCGGTGAAGGAAATGTTTACCCTAGTCTTATGGTCCAAGACGCAATAGAACCATGGCCTCAGCGCCAGCATTTCCGGCAACTTGTAGATTCATGGGTTCAGGAAACCGGACGCAGCAAGGCGGATTTTGCCAAGGCCTGCGATATCAAAACAACTTCGCTCAAGCAGTACTACTCAGGGAAACAGGTCCCAGGCCGAGGGCTTGCCTTGAAGTTTGCTGAAGTCCTGAAGTGCGGTATGGGTGAATTGTTTGGTGAACCTGGTGGAGATCAAGATGCAGATCCAGGCGCCATCGCATTCAGGGACACAATGTATTTCCTGGGCAAGGAAATGAGCCCAGAGGAACGAAAGATCATTGTGGAGATGGTCAAACAGGGCAAAGCCTTGGCCAAGGCCCGCCGAGAACGAGAAGCCAAAGAGAAGAAGCCCTAGCCCTTCTTCTTCGTTTTCCAATGCTGCCGGCCCCACTCAAGCAACGCCTCACGGGCTGCATCCTGGGCAGTTAGACCCTGCTCTTTGGCGATTTCCTGGAACCACTTGATGAAATCCACCGGAAGCCTGACGGCCAAATTTTTTGCAGGCTGGGTCTCATCTTCCATTCGCGGCCTCCCGCGCTTGGGATATGGACTGGGTGGTTGCATCCTATCAACTTGCCCAAAAAAAGCGCAGTTCGATTTATTGGCGTGCGGAATTGGTTGAAGCTATGACAGATCCGGTCATCCATCGCAGTCGATCCGCGAATTCTTTGCGAGTCAGTTCGGGTTCCAGCACCGCAGATCGCATCACGCCCAGCAGGCCGAACCCCAGATGGACGCCGTATCGCCCAGCTTCAGGGCCCAGGGCCGTGGACACCTTGACGGCCAGCCCGATCTCTTCCTCGAATTCACACAGGATCACCGCCCATCCATAGGCACGCCAATGCTGCTGGTGAGTCAATGCCCCTACCACCTGGTGAATCCTGCGAAACACAGGAGCTTCGGCATCCACGGCTTCCAGGTCGGCATGCATTTGGTTCAGG